TCGCCAGCAGGTAAAGCATCAATAATTGCTATTTGGTCAGGCTTGAAGATACCGCCTTCTGCTGGTGCTGGTCTTTGCATATACTGACCTGCAAAGTTATAAGGGCTGGCTTGTTCCATGCGCCTTAATTCTTCTATTGGGTGTTTAGCTTCCCATAAAGCTGTTCCATCTTCCTGAATAGCAGGTAGACAGATATGTTCCCATTCTTCACCGTTGCCACCTTTAAGCAGCCATCCTGATAAGTCATCTTCATGCAGCCTTTGCATGATAAGGATAATTGGTGTTTCGGGACTGTTTTTTCGACTCTCTAGCGTATTCTGAAACCACTCAATGACATTCTGACGCATAACGTCTGAGCGAGCTTCGTCAGCTTTGTGAGGGTCATCAATAATAATGGCACCACCAAAACCAGTGCGATGCTTACCAGCACCGTAACCAGTAATTGCACCACCTGCACCAACAGCGTAAACAATGCCACCGTCTTTTGTGCGCCATTCATCCCTTGCTTTGCTATCATCTTTCAATCCAAAGTTAGAAAATGATTCTAAGAAGGCTGGATTCTGCACAAGCTCTCTAGTCTGCCAAGCATTATTGGCTGCTAGTCTTGCGCTGTATGAAGTGTGAATGAACTCAGCATCGGGTACTCTACCCAGAGCCCAAGCCATAAAGTTAATAACCGCAATCTCAGTCTTACTGTATCGAGGCGGAATATTAATGATTAATCGTTTTGTTTCACCGTAGAATACTTTTTCTAACGCTTCGCAAAGTATTTTGTGGTGAGGTGAGCGCAGCCATTGATAACCACGCCTATTTAAAAACATCCATCTACAAAAGTAGTAAAAGTCTGTGGACGCTCTAAGAGATAATGCTGCTCGTTGTTTTTCGGTAAGCTCTAACATTAAACCATGTCGTTTAGTTCAGCGTTAATCTGTGCGTACTCTTGCAAGCTCATCATGTTTTGTGATGATGGTGCATTGTTCTGTATGTTCACTTGAGTTTCAGGCTGCTTGCCTAAAACTGTTTCTCTACCCTTAGCAATTACCTCTTGAGCAATCTTATGCTCAAAGATTGTCGTACCTTCGTTTATCTTTGACTCCATCATCCGCAAGTTATTGATAGTTGCATTGGCGAAGAATTGAATATGCTTTGTGCGTTCTTCGACTATCTCATTGACAGCGTGAACAGAGCGTTCATCTAATTGACTAAGTTCTTGTTTAGCCTCAACAAGTTTGTTCACAAGTTGTTCATGCTCTTTGCCTAAGCCTTTAGTGTGTTTATTGATAACACCTACGCTTACTTTGTATTTGTACGCAAGGTCACGTTGAGTAAAGTTACCTGTTTTCCAATCGGCTTGGATAAGGTTTATGGTTTCTTGTGTTATTACTTTTGATGCCATGATTATGCAATTACGTTTTGAATGGGCGCAATTATCCCCACAGTCAAAATATCATATCTATGAATTATGTCAAGCATTATTTTACCACTCCGTTTTATGTGGTTCGTCACAATCATACGGGTCTATTGTTGCAACCCATTTATCCCAAAGCGTCCAAGCCTCACCTAAATTATTATATGTTTTTAAAGATATGCCATAACTTGCTCTAATTGGCTGCCATAATGTGCTGTCTTGCGGAAGATACTTTGCGCCAATATGAATCAATGGTAAATTGCGTAAGTGGTGTTCTTTAGGCAGCGTTTTTAAATTTACATCAATATTTTTCATATCATACAACCTTCATGCAATTGCCTTTTAGCAATTAAATAGGCTTCATGTGCTAATTCAGGAGAATTATAATATCCTAAATTTTTAGCTTTATGATTTATTTGAATTCTTGCTTGATATTTTTTATCTCTTTTATTCCAACTAACTCCAAGCAATTTTGACATGTTATTTGAATGTGCTTTTATTTGATTTTGCATATTAATAGATTGAGTTACATCTCTTAAATTTTCAATTCTATTGTCATGTCTTATACCATTAATGTGGTCAATATTTCCTATAGGCATTTCACCATAAACATAAAGCCATGCTAACCGATGTATTACCCAAGATTTATTTTTAATTTTTACATGAATATAGCCACTATGATGAAAATATCCAGCTATATCACCATTTTTAATATTTTTTGCTTTAGTTTTTTTCCAAATAAAAATACCTGTATTTTTATCGTAATTAAATAATTCTTTTAATTCTGATTGTGTAATCATTTGATTTGCCCTTCATGGCTGTGAATGAGTATGTCGGCTTATTAGTGATGAAGCACCAATAATTTACTTGCGCTCCCGCAACCGACAATTAATTATAAATCATTCAAACAACACCAGCAACAAATAATTTTCTATATACAAACTCGTAAGCAAATTGAAGTGACATATCATATTGATAATTATGCTTCCAATTGTTAGGCAACAATCCCATTGAAATATAAATTGCATCTTTCATGTGTTGACGTTGCGATTGAACTAAACTTGTAATTGCTGCATCTACAATTTGAACAATATAATTATCTGCTTCATCAGATAAATCATCAAAGCTATTTAAACTTCCGCTAGAAATACCCATAGATTTTTGAGGAAATCCTAAACGTGAACCATCATGGCGCATCCATATAGCCCATAATTCAAGACATTCTTTAAGTCTAATAACATCAATTACCATATAAATATCTAGCAGCTTCTTTTATTGCTTCAGCCAATGTGGTTTCTCTCGTGTTTTTTGGGAGTTTTTCAAGTTGTTCTTCTGTAAAGATTGCAACTTTATTTTCACGCCATCCGTTTTTCTTAATAACAAAAGGGTCAGGTACGCTTGGCACCATGTTAGCCAACGAACTTCTAATTCTTGTCATTAAATAATACCATTTATTCTATTTTGCGCAATTTCAAAATAATTATTATCTAATTCAATGCCAATAAAATTACGATTAAGGTTTTTGCAAGCTAATCCTGTTGTTCCTGACCCCATTGCAAAATCCAAAACAATTTCATTTTCATTCGTATATGTTTTAATAAAATATTCAATAAGTGCAACTGGCTTTTGTGTTGGATGTAAATTTTTACCTAAAACTCCAATGGTGTCACGATTTATTTTTATAAGTTGCAATGGATATCTTGTTCTATCATCCCGATAGTTATAGGGTCTTGTTTCTTTGCTATCAACTAATGCGCTAAATGAACCATTTTTACCAACACGATTAGTAACCAATTTTCCATTGTGTATTGTTTTTTGAGGATTGTATGTGCATTGATTTTTATAAAACACAGATATTGTTTCAATTACTTTGCCAGCCCTACGCTTCAATTGCATAACATTAGTTGGTCTTTCTTTTTGCCAATACCAATCGTATTTATACCAATCTATATTACTTATTCTTAAATAACTGCTAAACGGCTCTTGACCAAACAATACAATTGCACCATTAGGCTTAATAATACGCTTTAATTCTGCCCACATTGGTTCAAACGGAATAACGCTATCCCACTTGCAAGCTGTAGTGCCATAAGGCGGGTCTGTAATGATTGCATCAATACTGCCGTCAGGTATTGACTGCATTAACTCTAAACAATCGCCTTGCATCAAATTACTAGACATTAGCGTGAAATCCAAAAGCTATTACCAAAATTAACCACCTTATTTCGCATGAGGGTTTAGAAATAGACATGACAATTGTTGGGAGTATATATATCGAACGTAAATCTGCTCCCAATACAAAAAACATGGCTTACTCCTAAATGATTATGTAACTATACATCATTTTTTAAATGTTCATATAAATCAACTATCCAAAAATATAAAATTATTATTGGCAGCCATATAGGAAAAGTTAATACAATTAAACATATTTTATGTTTGAGTTTCATTTAGCTCTTTTATCTTTTGTTTGTAGAGTGCTTTAATGTCTTTTATGTCATCAATGGTGAGTTTTGCTGGCTCATGTGGTCCTTCAAGCCAAGTAACAAGTTGTAGTCCTATTTTGTTAATTAGATTTTGTCTGTATTTAACAATATTTCCCGACAAATGATTATTACAATAAGAATTACATTGTTTATGTACGTTTAATTCATTAAATCTTAATTCAGGATGTGCGCCTGTAGTGAGATAATGCCCAGCAGCATATTGAACGTCTGCCGTTGTTCCACAGCTAATGCAAGGTTCTTTTTCATCTCTAAGTCTAATGTATTGGTTAAATATGGCTTGCGCTTCTTTAAGCCAGTCTGCTCTTGACTTGAGTTTTATTTTAGCTTCACGATGCTCTTTGCGTTCTTTGACTTCTCTAGTTTTCTTTGCAGTGGCTATAGCGCAATCAAATCCACAGACAGATTGCAATGGTCTAGTGGGTGTAAATTTCTCACGACATATTTTACAAGTTTTTTCTTTGGGTTGCTTGGTCATATTTTTTTACAAATTTCAGTTATCCAATCAATTAAAGCATCAGGAGTATATTCACGCTGATATTGTGTGCAACGTTTAGTTCCTTTTACATTACCACAAATTGACCTATCTGTAGATGCTGTATTCTTGGGGGGGGGGCGGTAAATCATTAAAACCAATACCACATATATATAATTTTGTTCGTTTATGTGCAACATGACCAAAATCAAATTGGTCTATCTCTATTGTAAAACCACCAAACTCATCACAAAACATACCTACAGGCAATTCAGCTTCTTTAAATAATCTTGAACTTGCTGGATGCTCTAATACACCGCCATTTAATCTAACTTGAGCTAAAGCTAAATATGCTAATTGCTTTTCACCTTCTCTAGGATTTGCCATGTGAGATAATTGACCCCAGGCTCTACAAGGAGGATGAGCAATAACTGGCATTTTTTTGCAAAAAGTCCTTGCATCTCGATTGATGTCGTAAACTTCATATATATCAAAATCTTTATAACGACTATCATTTCTAGCAAATAATACAGCTATTTTATTCACTTAATTTAACATTCCTTTCCGCACCAACAGAATATATAAATTCTATAAATTCACTAAACTCAGGTTTAGTCATTTTGCTTGTACGCATCCCAAGCATAACCATTCCGCCATCTAAACCCATTGCAATTCTTTGAGTTTCATTTTTAAAAGCTGCCGATAAAATATCTTTCCATTCTTCAGAATCTAAATAAACTAATTGACCATTTACTACCCATTGAAGTTGTTTAGAAAAACATTCAAGCAAAGACCACATTAAAGCATTTTGCTCATTGTTTCGAGTCAACTCATCAATAACAACTTTTTTTGGCTTTACATCATTAATCTCTAATGAACGCAAATAATCGCAGGCATAATCAACAACGTTTGTATTCCGCAGAATAAATATTTTTTTTGACATATTATTGTTTTTTATTTTCAGGTTTTTCTGATTCTGCTATTAACGCATCAGCAACATCTCTTAATGCTTCTGCCATTATGTATAAAAAATCAGGATGATTTTCATGCAAACTCATACCAATTATTTCATTATCTAAATCGACAGATATATCACACATATTTTTAGAGCGTTCAGAACCATTTTTTTTAAGCATTAAACTAAATAATAAATTCATTTTCTTTTTTCCTTTTCAACTTTCTTTGGTTTTACATACGGGATTATTTCTGTATATCTTTTGTGTATATAGTTTTTGGTTTTTACAGTAACATTTAAGTTACCTTTGGCAATAAATTCACATTCACCAAATACGTTTGTTATTTCTTTGATGAAGTCATAAACCTTTTGCTCATCTTCGGTCAATTTAATCTCTTAATGTTTAAAGAATCTAAAGTGACCTGTAAGCGTTTTCTGTTGGCTTCACGTTCTTCAGCAGTAAACTTACGAGGCAATCCAACAAAATCTTGGTGAGCTGGTAAAGTTGACTTACATTGTGCTTTGAACTGGTCGCATGATGGTGCGTACTCATAGTTATGCAGCAAAGCGTTTTTAATACGGTTAGGCGAGATTCCCGCAAGCTCTTCAGCCCAAACCACCTTAGCGTTAGCAATTCCAATATCAACACCATCTACAATTTGACCAAGTTTAAACTTGTCGGTAAAAGAATTGCCAAACCTTCCATGCAATCTCATAAATATTCTATCTACCCATTCTGTCGGCAATCTATTCATCATTTTTAATCTCAATCTCTTTAGCTTGATAATAAGGGATGCCACTTGAATTGGTAAAGATAGAACGAGCTGCTGCCATCGTATCTTCTTTAAATGATTTGGACTGTGGCTTGTTAATTTGTGGCTCATCTTGCCAGCGACCATCATTAATGTAAGTTGCTGGATTTGGAATATATCCGCTTTTCCATTGGTCAGATATTACTTGCCATTGCAAGGCTTCTAATACTTCAATCAATGGTGGCTTCTTTTTACCCCAAGCTATTAGAGCTTTATCCTTACCAACTTTTTTAGGATATGCTTTCCAAAAATCATTAAATTCATCGCTACCTAAAACGACCAATTCTCTTTTCTTCTCTTCTCTATCTCTACTCTTACTCTTCTCTGACATAGCATCTTGATAGCATGATGCTAGCGTATTGTCAGCATAAACAAAGTAACCCTTATCAATCAAAGGTTTAACTGCTAATTGAATATCTTTTTCAGTCATTCTAAATCTAAAAGCTAGCTTTTCAGGACTAGCATCAAATATACCATCTTCTTCACACGATGCTAGCAACCAAAGGCATGGTGCTATCGCTCTGCTAGCAACAGGCAAGCTCCACCAATCAAAATCATCAAGAATATCACGATGCAATTTAATCCAGGGAGGTGAACGATGCTTATAATGTTGGAACTTTTCCCAATTTTTAGGTATTAATTTCATATCGTGCATCCTTCGTGAAATTCACGTTTAGCTTTAAGATACGCTTCATGTGCTAATTGAGGCGTTTCAAACAATCCTAAATGTTTATCTTTTCCATTTATTGCAATTTGCGAAACCCATTTATTTCTATTTTTGTGCCAATAAGCTCCCAATAAACCTGAAGTATTATTGCGAGGTATTTTTTTTATATTTTGTGAATTAATTTTACGAGATACATCTCTTAAATTTTCAATTCTATTGTCATGCCTTATGCCATTAATATGGTCTATGCAAAGTTTTGGCATTTCACCATAAACATAAAGCCATGCTAACCGATGTGCTTTATATTTTTTATTATTTATTTGAATTGAAATATATCCATTTTTTAATTTACAACCAGCAACATCACCAATATTAATTTTATGATGTGGTTTTATTTTCCATTTAAAAATTCCAGTTTTTAAATCATAAATAAAATATTCTTTAATTAAATTATAATCAATCATATTAATTCCTATTCAGTAGCGGGCTTGGTGATAAGCCAAGCAAGTAAAAACCACGCAGGAACGTAGGCGTAGTCTTTACTGACTCCGCTATTGAATAAAAACTACTTTGTAAATTTTTCAAGATACGCCCTTTATGTGGTGTTGGATTATCAGCCCAACACCTATAGATTATTGATTTATTTTGTGATTGTCAACTATTCATCTAAATTAATTATACGTTCAATTAATACAGTTTGAGCTGTAGGAATAGAAGAATCTTCTAATTCCATATCTAACAAATCTTTAATAAAATTAGAATTATCTTCTTGCCCCATCATGTAAGCAGTAGAAAAACATACCCACAATGAACTCACATCTCGGTTGTAATAAAAATCTTCATTGTTCGGATGTCGAGTAAGATTGTGACCTTGCTTTTCAGCCCACGTTTCAAATTTTTCACGAACATCGTTTTCTAAAATCATTTTGTATATCCTATTTTTATAAAATAATCGTTTAATGCTATATAAATATATCCAGGCACAGTTTCATTATTTACTATTTTGTTAAGAAAATATCTGCTTATACCAGTTTTAATAGCTAATACATTAAAGTTATAAATTCCACTTTTTAGCATAATTTTAATTTTTTCTTCAATTTCCATAATTTTACTTTCGTTTAACAATTAAAAGCATTGTAAATTATTTTTATTTATTTTGCAAAAAATAATTGATTTTAATAATTGCATCATTTATTATTAACTCATGCGTTACTTATGACGCTTTTATTAGGAGCCAAAAAATGTCAGTAGAAACTTTAGAAGTTCAAAACATTACCTTTCACGTTTATTACGATTGCGAAGTTGAAAAAGACCCTTTAGGTACTGGTGACAGTCCTACCAAATATTACATCGAAATATTTTCAATTGAAGTTGGTGACGATACGCAAGATGTATCGGATATATTGCCAAACGTAATCATGAATGACATTACTCAACAACTTATTCAAATCGAGGCTAATTAAAATGGATAACGTAATTATTGTGGTACTTGGGTTTGTCATTGTGTTAGCAATTTTAGTCGGTGCTGAAGCGTTAGCTAAAATCTTTGGGTGGGATTGATTATGAGCGAACAACAATTTCAGGCTGAAGTAATGGACGAACTTAGACAAAAGGAAGAAAAGATGAACACGTTTGAAAAGTTATCTAAACTAAATGTTTCAGACCACGTTGAAAAGAAAGGTCGCTTTAGTTATCTTTCTTGGACTTGGGCTGTATCAGAATTGCGTAAGGCTGCGCCCGATGCAACTTGGGAAGTAATTAAATATGACGGTATGCCGTTCTGCAAAACAGAATGTGGTTATTTTGTAGAAGTGGCAGTAACGGTAGATGGAATTACATTAAGTCAAATTCATCCTGTGCTAGACAATAATAATAAAACTATTCCTGTACCAAGTGCATTTCAAATCAATACAAGTATTCAGCGTTGTTTAGTTAAAGCAATTGCATTACATGGTTTGGGTTTATACATTTACGCTGGTGAAGATTTACCCGAAGTCGAAAAAGAAGCTGAACCTGAACCATTAGACGCTACAGCTTACGTTAAATCTATTACCGATACCAAAACCTTAGAAGAATTACAAAACGCTTACAAGGCTGCTTATATCGTTTGCAAAATGGATAAACAAGCACTTTTAGCAATCACTATTGCAAAAGACCAAATGAAACATTTGTTTGAAACCAATAAAGATTTTATTGATGGTTATAACGAAGTACAAACAAAGGAAAAATAAAATGGAACAAGGAACTCCTGAATGGTTTAATTCTAGGCTAGGCAAAGTAACAGCTAGTCGTGTAGCTGATGTGTTGGCTACAATTAAAAGTGGTGAATCAGCCAGTCGTAGAAATTATCGTATGCAATTGGTTTGCGAGCGTTTAACGGGGAAAAAAGAAGAAACCTTTACCAATGCTCACATGGAGCGTGGAATTGAGTTAGAGCCTATTGCACGTTCGTTATACGAGATGGATAGCGGATTGTTTGTTAAGGAAATTGCTTTCGTAGAACATCCAACAATTGAAATGGCTGGATGCAGTCCTGATGGACTAGTTAGTGAAGATGGTTTGATTGAAATTAAATGCCCTACAGTAGCTAATCATATTGAAAGCATTACAGGCAAACCTGTTGGAACTGTACCAAGTAAGTATATTCCACAAATTCAATTTCAATTGGCTTGTACAGGTCGTGCCTGGTGCGACTTTGTTAGCTTTAATAACGAACTGCCAGAGCACCTACAATTGTTTGTTAAGCGTGTTTATCGTGATGATGAATACATAGCCAACATGGAAAAAGAAGTGGCTTATTTTCTTAATGAAGTAGCAGACACAGTTAATGAATTGGAAAAGCTATGAAACCACACAAATGGGCAAAAGAAATAAAAGCATGGGCTGATGGTGCGGAGATTGAATATGCTGTGGCTAATTCATTAAATTATGAATGGCATCCGCTTGATAGTGTAAATAGATTTGAACATAGAAA